AAGTCAGTATCATCATCTACACCAGTGATTGTAAGGTTTGTATTACCAGACGTGAATGTAATCCTATCAATCTGAGCAATAGGTAGTGGTGTAATAAATTCTACTTCACCTGTTGTGTTTCTAAGGACAACAAACTTACCTACCTTAAAGTCACCGACCTCATTAGTACCTGAAGTATAAACCTGACCAAAGTTTTCTTCTACCTGCTCGTTTGCTTCTCTGGTAGTGCCACCATTCTTAGGTAAAGCATCATAATCTGTGCCAGCACCAGCATACTCCCAAGTGTGAGAAGATGAGTTGACAACAGATGGTCTAGATTGTCTTACACTTAAATCTGTAAAATCTGAATATTGGTCATAAGTTGCATTGAAATGCTGATCTAGTCGTGGTGATATAGCAACATCATATGCTACCCTAGTATCTCCATCATAACTAATCGTTTTCTTATCAGATACCTTTCTAATTTGGAACTCTGTGCTGGAGTGGGTGAATTCAGTTTCACCATCTCCATAACCAAACTTCAGAAGATTATTAACTTTTGGTTTAGCAAGACCATCACCATTACCATCATCAACGATACTAACAATAGATTGTGATGCTGGGATTGAAGATGCTGCACCAGCAATCGTAATGAAATTAGTACTTCCTACACCAACAGCACTAGCACAGGAGAATGTGACAATACCAACATCCTGAGAATATGTTTTAGGTATTGAGGAAAATCCTACTGCTCTCAGTGCATTGATACCAAAGTTGGTTGCAGAGTTTGTGACTGATGCATATCCACCATTCTCAGCAAGAATATGGTCAGTGTTGAAGATACCAAAGACGTTAACAATCTGTGCATAGGCAGAGTTGTCAATATGAATACCAATACCAGGAGTAATGATAGACAGCAATGCGAAAACCATTGACTCAAGGTTTCCACCAGTCGTATCTCCACTAGAGATTGAGTCTACAGCATTTCCATCAACGTAGGCAAGACAACCTCTTGGTTCTTGACTTGCACCCTTTGTCCATACATCAGTAACAAGAGAGTATGCATTCTTACCACGTCCTCTAGTAGAAATAACAGAGCAGTTTAGGATGTATGGTGACTGATTAAGAACTAGTTTTCCGTTTGTGTCATCAAAGACGACACCATATCTGAAGGTATAATCTCCTACTTCATTGTCTTTGAAGACAAGGTTCATCAACATTGCACCTTCATTGACCTTGAAGTAGTCTACATTCGCAACCCCAGGTCTAATGATGACGGTTCTTAAACTATCTCCTACGACTGCACAAAATCTTGGAAGGATAATTGGAATTTGCTCTGTGTATTCTCCAGAAGAAACATAGATAGTCTTCTTGTCCGTCGCAGCAAACTTAGTTCTAGCAATCTCAGCCGCTTTATTGATAGTCCTAACTGGGTCATCAGCACTAAGACCACCATTCGTATCGTCACCACCAATAGATACAAAAATTCTATTCTTACTGGTTGCTAAGATACCTTCAGATATTGCATTGATGCCAGGTACAGTATCAGTTGCTGTTATCTTACCATTAACTTTTATATTCTTATAGAACCTGGCGTCCTCGTTAAACCAATTCTCTTGACTGTTTACTGTTACTGCCATTTAACTACCCTCTATTGTATCCAAGAGCACCTAATAACAAATCAACACCAACACCACCAATGGTAATACCACTAAACACTCTCATGAGAAGTTGTTTCTCTGGTGGCACAAGATTTCCAGTCAATCCTTGAATTTCGGCACCAACTTTTGGATTTAAGTTTATTTTTGATGCATTCAAATTCATCTCATTTGATGCTTCTAAAGTCAAATCCCCATCAGACTTCATGATAATATGGGCACCTGATATTTTAATAGTGCCATTTCTGTTTGCAGTGATACTAACATTACCACGTCTACTATGAACTAAAATATCTTCACCTTTGTCTTGACCTTCTTCTCCAGCAACTATCTCAATAGAGACATCGCTGTTTACTTTTAATTTACCTGACTGGTCTAGACCAATAGAAGATTTCTTATCATCATCGGTTACACCATAAAACCTATAGACATCAGCACCACCACAACCCATAGTTGGATTATTGGTGTCACGCCTAAAATTGGCACCAAGTGATTCTACTTGTCTATTATTCCAATTTTGATTTGGTCTTTCTGCCATTAGGTTACACAATCAATGACTTGTTGTACTTCACCTTGGAAGTCTTTTCTTGGTCCAAGATTTGCTGATAATAATGCACCAGATCCTGTTGCAGTTTTAACTGAGATTACAGGAATATCAGTTATATCTTTGCTATTTATTGGAGTGACCTTAATGATAGACCCAAGATAAATGTCTGCCTTATATTGATTTCCAAGATTGTCCGTAACAATATCATCTTCTTCATATCCATTACCAGGATTGATAATGGAAACATTGTCAACTACATATGGGATTTCTTCATCCATCGGATAGTTTTCACCCTCCGACACGACATAGATTGTATCAATCTGCCCATCTTTGATAGTTGCTCTGGCAACACATCCATATCCTTGATTGCAATTATCAACAACTTCAACGAATGGTGGGAAAGTATATCCATTTCCTGGGTTTGTTACTTGGACACTGATTACGCTACCAGTTCTACTGGATCCTTCACCAATTCCAAGTCCCATGATTGCAGAAGCTGCTCCACCTTCTCCTCCACCACCGAAGATATTAATCTTTGGTGGACCACAAAGAGTTGGAATACCACCGAAGCAGGAGTCAACATCACCAAGAAACTCTGATGCTGGGTCACTGATAGTTTTGCTGAATACATTATATGCACCAACGATATCTTGAACACCATCTAGTGGGAAACCTGATACATTGGCGGCAATAGATGCTGCATTTGCAACGTTTGCGTTATTAAGGATACCATCAAGGTCTGGCATATCCTGCTTGACTGGACCACAACCAAGTTTATACTTACATGCACCATACTTATCTTTCTGTGGTGGTTTGGCACAACTACGAAGACCTACCAAACCAAGCAGAGCATCAATGCCATTTCTTATTAGATTATCAAAGCTGAAATCTTCAAAGAATTGAAGGATTTTTGAGATACCATTCAGAGCAGGAAGAATACCTTCAGTTACAAATGATATGATGCCATTAATCATTGCTCCAACTGTCTGGTCAGCAATACAATCAGCAAAGTTTAAAACATTATCAGCAACGGACTTCAAAATGTCTTTGATTGGTTGAAGTATCTTTCCAACGACCTGATTAACAATACACTCTACAATTTGCTGCATTGCCTTGACAGGACCAATCATTGCAGTCTGTGCAGCAGTGCCAGCAGCATATGCAACAATAGCATTTCCAGTTGCTGCTAATACCTTAGCAAACACAGAATTGAAAAGCATGTCCAATCCTTTACTCAAGATTGGTATTAACTTCTCCATGGCACCATTTATCATACCAGAAATCAAACCAGAAAGTAGATTTGCTAACTGGTCTGCCCTTTTATCAATCTCCTGTTTAATCCAGTCCCTATAATATTCAATCTTCTCATCAAACTTTGCTTTCTGCCTTTGTATCCAATCAACAAACTCTTCAATAACAGTTTTTACTTTGTTGATGACTTTCTTGACACCACTAGTATCTTTCTCGTCGTCATCACAAGGCAAATCAATAACAAATCCATCAGTGCTTGTGTATGTTGCTGGATTTTCTGGGTCTACCTTCTTTGCTTTCTGTGCTGGTAGGTTTCTTGGTGACGCTTGAGATTCTTTATTTTGGTCTCCAGATTCCGATGCCTTCAAAACTGACTTTGAAGGTTTCTTCATTGTGTCAGTATAACCACTGAAGGACTTAAATGGTCCAACCTCTTCATCTTTTAGAGAATATACCGAATTACCAAATGCTCCCATGATTACTGGGAGTTGTGCATTGTCCCCGTCAAGGAAGAAGCCGATTACAACATCACCTTGATTATACTTTACTGTCTTGAATACATTGGCAGATCCTGTGCCATTGTTGAGCATGACTTGTGCCCATGGCAGGTCCTCATCCTTCAACTCAGCCTCAGTTGTTGGGTGATAACCCATAATGCGGACTTTATATCTTACACCCCAACCTCCGCCAGATGCTTGCTCTGCCCAAGATTCTTCCTTTGCAATTTGTCCAACCCACCAGACAAATCCGTCTCTTCCAATAAAATTAGTCTTAAGTAAAGATTCTTCCATTACTTGTTATTAGTACCGTATACGCCAAATGTATCTCTAACCAACTTCATTGAAGTTATAGACATCTCAGTATCAAAATGATGACATAGTTCCTTAATCATATATAGACCACTCTTATCAGAGTCAATTTCCTTACTCTTCTCAACAGTAATCTTAGGAAACTCACAACGAATAATATCACCAGCCTTCAGATTTGTATTAAGTGGTATAGTCATATCCAAAGTCTGATTGAAGAGAAGATTATATCTTACGACAGATTGTCTCAAGTTCTCGAAAGGATTTGCATTTCCCTCTGTGCCAACTCCTTTTTCCATAGTACCAACATCAAGCACTTGTGTCATAATTCTACTTGGGATATCAACAATCCTTTCATTTGATTTTGCTCTGATATCAGGTGCTTCTTGGTCTTGTCCAAGATTTTTCATAGTATATTTGTCTGGTCCATATGGTCCAACAGTACTCGGCGTAAATCTACCATTCAGAGGATTAAAAGTTGCCAAGTAACTAGAGTAAGCACCAAGTCTCAACTTCTCCAGCAAGTTTTGATTTTTCTGGATATTATACTTTAAAATCTTGAAGTCATTGTTTTGTACATTTGATGACTGATTGACTTCAGAATACACATAAGTCTGAGGAAATGGTGCCTGAGAGATTAAATTATCAACAGACTTAAACTTAAAACCATCCTGCGTCTGATAGAAGAAGAAACCAGCAGACTTTCCATCTTCTGATACTGCCTTAGACGCCAACCAGACTAATACTGTGAATGGTTTCCTCAAATTACCAATGAAACCATACTTGTTTGATGCAACATCAACCTCAACAGGTTTTGGTGTATTTAACTTATCCTTGATAATCTTCTCTACTGATGCATCAATGCGTGACCCTGAAGGAAACTTCTCATAAACTCTGGTCGTTTCATTGACGAGTGCTTCTTTAGAAACTAGGTTTAGAGTGAATACTTCTCTTTGTCCTTCAGTGATTACATTTGTAATACTTGAGACATACAGATACTCATCTTTCGTAGAGAAATCTAGTCCTTTGTTTGTTTCAGAGTTACCAAGAATTCTTAGAGCAACTCTTTCTCCTCCACGAAGAGGCAGACCACTATAAAGTGCTTGAAGACTTTCACCAATGTTACCTCCACCCGTGCTGGTCACGAGTATCTTCATTGTGATTGTTGGTGAGAAAAGATCCTCATAGTAACTGACGCCAACAGTTCCTAGTCGGATATCAACTGTCTTACTTCCGTCTATTGATTCAATTGTGATTACATCGTATTGAGATGCGTCTATTGCTGCCATTTAACTATTTGCTAGATTTAAGAATAAGACATCCTTGATAAAGGTATTTAACTGCCTTCCACCTGGTATCATATTGGTACCAGTAGTAATAATAGAAGCAGGTGAAGTAGGCTCACTTTTTTGTTGTCTTCTGATGACAACAACTTCTTCACCCTTTCTTTCCGTAGTAATCTTCTGTGCAACTTGTTTGTTATTAGTTACTGCTATTTGAGCAGCAGATGGTTTTGCTGAAGAAACATAGTTTCCAGAAGAATTTTTTCCAGTTGTAAGAAGAATGAGAGGTACATATGGTGATGGGTCGCCATCACTACCACCTTTAGTGCTATTATACTCCTTAGTGTATTCAAAGTGAATATGTGGACCACTGGATCTTCCAGTAGACCCGACAGTTGCGAATGATTTTCCTGCAGGTAAATATCCAGATGATTGAATTATCTTATCGCAGTGACCAAATCTAAGTTGAACGCCATACGCTGGTACCCAAACATCAATGACAAGACCATATCCACCAACATTATTTCTAGTACCCATAATCTGTCCATCAGATTTGAGTGCAATGTAAGTGCCTCTAGGTGCTGCAATATCAATACCTTTGTGCGTTCTACCTCTTAATCCATCTGGATCATAAAGACTGGTAACTGTTGCACTAACACCACCCCCAGGAGCAACCATTCCAGAAATGTTTTGCTCATTAGATAATGATGTGCCAAGTTTTACAGGTTGTGCCTTTACACTCTGGAATGCTTTCTGTGCTGCAGAAAGATGGTCCTTATAAGCACCACTCTTATAAACACTCCAAGCACCAAGACCTTGACTATTCAAGATCATCAGTGCTGCCTTCGCATTAGTTACAGGGTCCCATAACTCTTCATTAGAAGATATGCCAAATTGCTTTCTTCTTGCAGGTCCAAGGTTTCCAAGCATATTGATTTGCCAGAGACCATATGAATTATCACCAGTTGATGCATCTGGATTATGTGCCTTGCTTCTACCACCAGACTCTGCCAGAGCAATAGCAACCATGGTCGGAATTTTGTCGTCAGGAATTCCTGCTGCTCTTGCTAATTGTGCCAATCTTCTAGCATCATATGTACCTGCAGGGAAAGACCCAGGTTGTGCTCCAGTGCCTGCAGCTCCAGTAGCATCACCTTGCTGACCTTGAGGGATTTTATCTAATTCAAATCCAAAGTCAAGAGGTCTGGTCAAAAGGTTGATACCAAACATCACCTCTTTTTCTAACTTCATGATGGATTGATTCATCTTATTCATTCCATCAACGACAGTATCTTTAATACCTCCAAAGTTAAAAGATACGACCTGAGTAAAAACTTCTCCCAGTGTAGTGCCAAATGTAAATAAGAAATCAGTTACATTCGTAACAACATTAGTCAATGTTGTTATTATCTTCTGCATCCTCTCGATGAGTTTCTTTGCACCATCAATAATTCTTGGAAGATTTGTGAGTAACCATCCAACCAAGAGTGTGCCAGCAAAGTCAAGTATTCTACCAAGGAAACCTTTAGTGCTGTCCATGACAACTCTACCGGTGCGTTTGATTGTACCACCAACACTAGATGCCTCAATCAAACTTTCTTGCTCTCTCTTTCTGACTGCTTCTCTTCTTGCTAAGAAAAACTTATTGCTATCAGATAATGTTTTTCTCTTTTGGTCACCTTGTTTTGTAAGAGTGTCGGCAATAGTGCTTGTCGTTTCTTGGACACTTCCAAATATTTTATTGACCGAATCAATAGTTCTCGATAAAGATGATATCTTGAGTGATGACTTGTATGCTAGAGTAGTACTTGCCATATTATCCTACCGCTGCTGGGACATTATAAGTCACGATAGAGAATAACGGGAATGGATTATCTGGGTTAGAGCTAGAAACACTTGGCACCCTGTTTGCAAGTCCAAGTTTTTGTTGAGTGCCAGCAGATGCCTGCTCTTGTGCAGGAGCATCCAGAACAGTCACTGCTGGTTTTGGTTTAGGTGGTTCTGGAATGGATGCTGCTTTGTTTTGTAACTCTGGTGCAGATACCTTTGCATTTATTGTTGCAGATGCATCAGTCTTACCTTCTTCAGGTGTCAACTTTGTAGTTGTTGCAGCATCTGATGTTGTATCTGAGGAAGTTTCTGCTGGTGTTGATGATGGGAAAAGTCTACTTGCAATACCTTCAGCAACTTGTGACCCTAATAGTGCAAATACAGAGCCACTTAAAACTTTCAACCATCCTGGTCCAGGTGTGTATCTCATACCTGCCTCAAATGCTGCAAGTCCTCCAACACCCTGTGCTACCTGAGAAACAACAGGGTCTGCTTTCTGCTCTACAGGTTGTCCTTCAGCACCACCATCAACTACACCACTGATTGTTTCTGCTGGAGATTTTGGTCCACTAGGTAAAACTTTACCAAGCGAGAATGCATATACAGTTCTCAATACATCTAAGAATGGGTCTGGGAGGACTGCTTTAGCAATTCCTTTTACAGCATCAAACAATGCAGTGATTGGTCTTCTAAACAACTGCAATGCAATTGCTTGTGCAATCCTAGTGCCAATCCTTAAGAGACCACCTCTAAACAGACCAAATCCAGTCTGTAATGCAAGAAGTGTTAGACCAACATCTCTAAGGTTTCGTAAGACATTATCTTTAATCTCTTGCAGTTTCTCACCATTATCTGTTGCCAGTGCTGCAATAGTTTGCACACCTTGATTGAGCAACCAACCAAAGAAGAGTTGATTGAAGAAACTCATCAAGTTGAGCAGTGAGAATTGTGCCTTTGCTCCAATCTTCTGCACAGGAGCAGCCAGCACCGACTGCATCTTTCTTTCAATTATACTCTCTTTCCCTTCCCTAAGTCTCTGCTCTGCTAATACTCTTTCTTGATTTACTTTCTGCTGTGCCTGAAGATTTTCTAGTGCAGCATTCTGAGAGACAAGACCAGAGATAGTCATCAAACTATTGTTGATGAGTATCATCTGACTGCTAATTCTATTGATAGAATTGCTAACATTCTGTAGAGCAACTTGATTTTGCTCTAAGACAGCAGCAGTGTCTCTGTCTGCTATAGATGCAATCTCTCTGGAAAGTGAACTGCCCAAAACTGGGCGACTTAAAACAGACGATGCTGATACCGTTCTTCTAGCTCCACTTAGTCCACCCGCGATGGGTGATTGCATCTCAGCCATTTGCTCTTTGCTTCAGGGTTTCCTCCTCAATGTATTGTTGGAGAAGAGAAAGGTAAACTTCCTTTTCCCAAGGTATCATATTTTCGAGTTCTGTCAATGAGTATTTATGATGCTGCATCAAGGCAAAATTTACCTTAAAGTATGACTCAAGGTTAGTATGAGCCATACTTACGCGAAAAAAGATGTCAATCCCTCAAGGACTACTTCACTTTCTACCCCAGTGTTAGGATTTTTCACTTTGAGTTTATGAGATAACTTAGGCATCGTATCAAAGAATTTTTCAATCTCCTTGAATTGCTTTGAGCTAAGTTGCTCCAAGAATTCTCTCAACTCTTTCTTGGTGCAGTCAGAAGCACTCCACGACTCTTCTTCAGTATAAACTTGCTCAATACAAGATGAAATCAAATCAAAAGTATCATCAACTCCAATAGTTTCTGTTGTACTAAAGTTTGACTTGATAAACTCACTCATCGAAGGATACTTCATCCTGAGTGTCATATCATCACTAAGAGAAATGTCCTTACTATGCTCATCTGAAATCTGAACCTGAATTTCATCCAGATTGATTAGAGTTGGGACTTGAGTTACATTGTCATCAGGACATGTAATCAATACTTCAACATCTTCTCCGACAGACTTACCACGAATATTCAAGAAGAGATACTCAATATCGAAGGTTGATAAGTGGTCTACCTTCACACCTCTTGTAAGAATGCAAGAAGAGATTACATCTTTTACAGCAGTGGCAATGTGCTTATTATCTTCCGTCTCCATCGCAATGATGAGGATTTTTTCTTCCTTGACTAGGAAAGGTCTATACTTAATTTTCTTTCCACTAGAAGGAATTACCAACTCATAAGTTGGTGTAGATATTTTTGGTAAAGGCATAACGACCCAAAAAGTTCAGTTAAGATTATTTATTGCGCTCCAGGAATGGTATTAAAGTTACCACTATCAAAAGGATTATTTACTAAGTTTTCAGCAACTTCATCACGAGTTCTGCCAAGTCTTTGTTCATCAGAAACTCCAGACTCAGATTGCTTGTTATTATCTCTTCCGCGATAGAGAGAATAACTATCAAATCTTCCAGCAACATATCTGTCAACATTAAATGTTACTGTAGTCTTGAGGATTTCAGAGTTTCCGTAGTTGACAGGAATTGAATTCATTGATTGTGGAAACATTCCATAGAATGTATATTCTATAGCATTATCATAGTCTCTGTCAAACTTGACTAATTTAGTCTGGTTGCACTTGTAGTCTTCTGGATACACCATTCTGAAATAGTATCCATCTTGTGCTTGTGACTCACCAGACCCACTGGCAATAAATTCCATCCAGTGCTCAAAGAATTTTACTGTTTTGTATTCATTATCAACATAAAACTCAAGTTGAATTTCAGTAAATGATCTAGTATGTGCCATCTTTTCAGAGACACCCATGTAGTTTCCAACAATATCTGCTGTCGCAAGAGAACTCCCAGGTATTACAGCAGCACTACAAAGTAATCCTGAAGTCTCAGTAATAAATCTATATCCAACTCCACGCACATTCAGGTGTTGTCTCAGTGCAGTAGGCAGTCCACCAAAAGTCAACTGATAATGAGACGTTTGTGCTAAGTTAGTTAGCGTTGGTTTGAAGTCTGATATCTTTCTTGGTCTAGGTGCTGGCACTCTAAATACCTTATACGAGTATTACATTATTAAGTATTTAGATGGCATATAAAGGTAAATATCAACCTTCCAACCCCAAAAAATACAAAGGTGACCCAACTAATATCATTTACCGCTCTCTCTGGGAGCGTAAATTTATGAGATATTGTGACCTGAATGAAAATGTTTTGGAATGGCAATCAGAGGAATTCTGCATTCCCTATCGCTCACCAATAGATAATAGAATTCATAGGTATTTTCCAGACTTCTTTATTAAGTATAGAGATACTGATGGAAGGATTAAGTCTTCCTTGATTGAAGTAAAACCTTTGAGGCAGACTACACCTCCACCAAAACCAAAGAGGCAAACTCAAGGTTACATTCGTGAGGCATATGAGTATGCTAGAAACCAGGCAAAGTGGGAAGCAGCGAAAGAATGGTGTCTTGATAGAGGTTATGAGTTTAGAGTTTTTACAGAGAAAGAACTCGGTATTAAGTAATGCCAAGAAAGAAGGTCAAAGAGCAGAAACAAAAAAGACCTACGGATACTGATACTAACCGTAATCGTATTCGTGAAATATCTGATAGTGTCATTGGGACCAGAGACCCTGATGAGCTCATGATGGAATTGATGGAAGTACTCACTGAAGGATCTAAGTTACCAGAGGTAGGGAAGATTTACATCTTTATCTACAATCCTAAAACTCCAAACATTGAGTATGACCAAAATCCTTTTGTTGCAGTGACTAATGTATTTCAGTGGGGATTTCGTGGAGAAAACTTCCACTGGAGAGAACCAAGAAATTATACTTGGGCAGAAGTCGCTGGTGGATTATATGAAGTATATCCATCTGAAGTAAAAGATTTGTCAATGATACCTTTTGCCAATTTCCGTCTAAATAACTAGAAAATGCTATAATGGCAGTACAAGACCCAAGAGAGATAGCAAGATTAAGAGGGTATAGTGGTGTTAGCAAAGTTGCTGAGACTGCGGTGACTGGTGATGATCAGAAACCAACTCAACAATCTAGGGCACAAAATACGCAATCAAAGACGCCAATATTAAGATATCCACTCAAGAGAATTGATGATAGCTCTGACTATCTTTGTATCAAGATTTTAGATTATGAAAAAGTTGGATTGAATATCGGCGCTACTGGTATAGTTCAGGAAGATGTATCTCAAAATGGACAAGATCCAGTATACGAATACTATAAATCAAAAGATGGTAAACTTAACAGAAACAATGAAGGAAAAATAACGAATGAAGAAATAGGTAATATAAAATTAAATCTTGGTATTGAAAGTGCAAAAACTAGATTGGAAAAAAGGGGAGAAAAAATAAAAGGATTTATCTACTTACCAGTTCCACAAAATATTCAAGATACCACTTCTGTTACTTGGGGAGAAGATAGCCTTGACCCATTGGCGGCGTTTGGTCTTTCTTTTGGTGCCGATGCACTGAAAGATCCAGGCGATGCAGTAAGAAAATATTTTCAACTTGGAGGAAAAGCTTTAAATGATTTATTTCAAGATGATGCTGCCAAATCAGCACTAACAGCAGCAGTTGCTGGTCAAGCATTTGGTGCTCTTGGTGGTAATGTGAGCACAACTGGATTAGTCGCAAGGGCAACTGGTGCAGTCTTCAATCCAAATATGGAATTGCTCTTCCAGGGTGTGAATATTAGGTCATTCAGTTTTAACTTCAACTTCGTTGCAAGAAGTTCTAGAGAAGGTGAAGAAATAAAGAAAATTATTAGAGAACTGAAAAAATCAATGACACCAACAAAGAATGTCCAATCTGGACTGGAAGGTATTTTCATTGGAGCACCTAAAGTATTCCAACTCGAATACAGAAAAGGAAACACATCTCACCCATTCCTTAATCGCTTCTTGCCAATGGCATTGACTAATGTCTCTGTCAACTACACTGGGTCCAACACCTATGCAACATATTGGGATGGCACACCAGTGCATATGACAATGCAACTTGACTTCCAGGAACTCAATCCACTTTATACTGAAGATTATGATACTGCAGATGGACAAATCGGAGTAGGTTACTAATGTCTTATTTTAGAGAACTACCAGACTTATACTATCAGTCTCCTCTTTCTACTCGCAACTCTTCTAGAGAATATGTGAGAGTTAAAAACTTATTCAGAAGAGTTAAACTGCGTGATGATTTACAGAATGTCTTCACTCTCTTCAATAAGTATGAGATACCTTTTGGTTATCGCCCTGACAATGTTGCTGAAGAAGTTTACGGAAGTTCAGATCTCGATTGGGTTGTGATGCTGACTGCTGGAATTGTCAATGTCCACGACCAATGGCCATTATCAGACTATGACCTATATCGTTATGCAGAGAATAAGTATGGTGATGACCTGAATGCTGTGCGTTTTTATGAGACAACAGAAGTTAAAGATGCTTCTGGTAGACTTGTCCTTCCAAAAGGTAAGGTTGTCCATTCAAACTTCAAAATTCCAAACCCAGCAAACCCATCTGCTGACTTAAATCCTGTAGCAGGAATTTCAAATTATGAGTATGAAGTAAGATTGAATGAAGAGAAGCGTAATGTCTACATCCTCAAACCAGAATACTTACAAACATATATTGGTGACATGAGACAAATTATGCATTATGAGAAGTCTTCCCAGTATATCAGTAAGAGACTTGCTGCTACTGAGAATACTAGGAATACTTCACCACAATAAATCTAGTTTCTTATCAAACATCATAACGTATCGGTGCTTGCGGGAGCGGTCTTTCCATTCTCCTTCAGCACCTTTTATTTTGCCGCGTGAATGCTTGGTGCCGTCTGAATAGTAGAAGTCTTT